CAGTAGTCTTGGTGGGAACTACCAGTATCGATCAATACGAGATTCGTGCTGCCCTAGAAAATTTGGGATTTACATGGGACGATCTGGCACAGGTTTCTGGGGACGACGCAGAATGGCTGGTTGAAATGGCGGGACGTACGTGCTATCAGTCCTGGCGTCGCCAGAATGACCCTAGTATGGGGGGTCGAACGCACGCCGATCATATCGCCAACTTGATCGACTCTGGACATCTTAGTTGTCTCGAACACTGCTCGATGACATTTCTGCTCGCTGGACTATCGCGATCCTTGACGCACGAGCTAGTGCGACACAGAATCGGAGTTGCTTACTCTCAATTGTCCCAGAGGTTCGTCGATTCAAGCGACGTGAATTTCGTTGTGCCACCAGATGTTCAGGGAATGGCCGACGACAACCCGTCGCTGTACGCAGCATGGGTTAGTCACTGTGAAGCATCGGTGGAGCTATACAAGAGATTGGAACAGCACATTGACTTGGAATGTTCCTTGGCCCTGTCGCCAAGGGACCGGCACAAGAAGGCGCGGCAAGCAGCGAGGTCGGTGCTTCCAAACGCTACCGAGACGAGGATGTTATTCACCGCCAATGTCAGACAGTTACGACACATGATCGCGAGTCGGGCATCGGCAGCGGCCGATCTTGAAATACGCAATCTATTCATACAAATATTCGAGGTGTTTAAGGACAAGTATCCGTTGTTGGCGCACGGCATGTCGACGGTTCAGCTACCTGATGGGACAAGAGGAGTTGTGTCATGAATATGGAATACATCAAGAAGGCGTCGGACGAAGAGGAACAGTGCGACGGCTGCACGATGGTTCAACCAGTTGTCCCGGATATTGTGGACCAGTGGGTATTCGGGACTCGGCAGGTTGTGATAGTGGGAGAGATAACCACGCAGATGGCCGTGGCTATCGTGCATCGCTTGGCGATCTATGATGCACTATCTCCAACGAAACCGATCATTATCGGGGTAATGAGCCCTGGGGGCGCGACAGACGCAGGATATACGGTCATCGATCGGATGCAGATGTGCAATGCTCCGGTGTGGACCATAAATCTTGGCGTTGCCTACTCGATGGCCGCAGAGATTTGTGCATTCGGTACGCTGGGGTATCGTTTTGCTTATCCATCCGCATCATACATGATGCACCCAGCCACCTTCCAGCTTGGAACTGGTATCGAAATTCCTACCATCCCTGGGTTGAGCGATTTTCTCGCTCGCAACGAAATCACTACCATCAAGCGGCTGGCAACGTACATCGGCGTGAAGTCGGAGAAGCTACTCAGTGATGTGCGCAACACAAAGTGGATGACGTTCAAGGAGGCAAAGCGCATGAAGATTGTGGACAAGGTATGGACACCAGAGCTAGAGCATGGGCTGAAGCTCGACACCGAAGGGACTCAAGATGGAACCGAGTAACGCGGAGTACAACAAATATCTAGCACAATACGAACGGCTCATTATCGGATTAGCCAATGATTGTGGCCCTGCCAGCGAACACGAAGATTTGGTGGCCATTGGAATGATGCAATTGTGGCTGGCGATGAAGAATTTTGATCCAGCGCGCCATACAAAGTTCGTCACCTACCTGCACCACACGGTGTGGGGGCACATGACCAACCACATGCAGAGATTCTGTCGTAAATTGCCACAAGATTTTGGTATTGTCAGTAATATGTGGCGCAACAACTCCAGGGATGACGGCAATTCGGCTGTTGAGAAAACGGACGACCTAATGTCTACATTGTCACAGGAAGACAGCGAGTTCTTGCGACAGTACTATCTTGAGGGTAAATCGGCCGCAGAGGTGGCTAAGGCAACTGGCACCACTCGGACGAAAGTTTACAATAAAGTTGCCAAGATCAAACAGGCCCTGCGGGCCGAGGTGTGCGTGTAATGGCAGACAAGAAAGAAATTGTGAAGGTGGCAGATCAACTGATCAAACTTTTGGAGTCTCAGGCTACGAGCCCTAGCAATCGTCCGGTGACGATGGAGGATGCCGATGCGTTCAATACAGACTTCACCGGTTGGTTGAACGACACCGAGGTGGCAACCAGGCGGCAAGAACTTGCGTCTGCGATCGTGGCCGAGAAATGGGAAGAGGGGTTTGTATTCGCGATCCAGATTTTGGCACTGTTGGGCGCATTCTAGGCTATAGCGAAAGGAGATTGTGATGAAGAAAATCATTTTTGTGTTCGTCGTGTTTGTCATGCTGTCCGGGTGCTCACAAAGCGCGAAGATCGCACAGGACAACTTGGCTCGATCAAGCACCGTGCAATCCGAGGTAGATATGGCTCTGTTTGAGAAGGCGTGGGGTATGAACCGAATCGCCTTCGGGGAAGCATCGCTCAAAGAAAAGGAGCACGCTCGTGGTGATCTTCTGCAAGCGCAGTTAGATGGGAATCTGACTGTAGCTAAGGCCCAGGAAATCGTCGATAACATGCACAAGAACATCGCGGGTAATGAACCGCCGATGAGTCGTGGATTTGCATACCTGACGTTCCTGATGATTCAGGCGGAGAAAGTCAAGTCGCTCAATGGCACGGTCGATGTATTCATCGAATCGAAGAAGCCCATGTGGCAACACATCTTCAAGCAAGCACGCGCAACAGTACAGGACGCGGTGTCGGAAGTCGAGAGATGGGTTCCGCTGATCGGAGAAGTACAATCACTCGTGAACAAATTTAAGGTCGAAGCCGCCAAGGCCGCTGTTGCCCGGTAGTATGACGAGTTAGCGGGTCTCGCAAAAACCCGCACTATCTTTCTTGGAGAATACCGTGTCCTCTGATTCAAGAGTAAACAAGTATGTCCTTGGACTAGCGACCCTCGGACTCGTTGTATCACTGGTTATCATCGCTTTTCGTTCTGGGAAGGACGAAGAGACGAAGTGTCAACTGCTCAAGACGGCGTCGATGATGAGCACCGCATGGATGTTGGAAACGTTTTCTACGTCCACCGACGACCTGCAAGCCATTCAAGATTGGTGCGAATTGGGCCTTACGCTGTGCGATGACGCCAACGTAACGTCGCCCGATGCGTTGCAGGAACGTCTGCTCAGGAGTATGCCGCAGCAAAGCTCGACCATGTTTCTGAATCTCATACAGTTGTGGCGAGCGGAGTTGTCCAAATCGACACAGCCAGACATCGTGAATAACTGGCGGGTACTAAGCGGTTGTTGTTTTGACGGAATTCTTGAAGCGGCCAAAGCATTCAGCGCCGCAGGGGTGAACAAAAATGTCTAAGCAAGCGTTTTGGGGAAAGCTGGGACTGGTAGTTTTATCGATATGGATAATTTCAGTTTGCGGAAGTATCGTATCCCGGTCGGTCTGGCCGCCCCAGCCACAGCATATCAACACCGCTCCAGCAGTCCAGCAGCCTAGCAGTGCTCCAGCAGCGATTGCTGTTCCTACTGTGCTCGAAACTCCATGCGTCACCGTGGATAATCGTGTGCCGCAAATGTGGGCACCAACAGTGAGGGTTCGGTGGGAGGACGCCCAGGCCCAGGCCGGGTCGATGGGAAGCGGAGTTGTGTTTGGCAGGATTGGCACGTATGTCTACGTACTAACCGCCAATCACGTCGTCGAAACTCCTACTGTGCAGGTTAAGGTGACGCCATGCGAAGATGGTTCCGTGCAGATAGAGCTTGCACCAGTCACGCTCGCCCCACAATACTACATAGACTTTGGTGTCCCCGGTGGACTGCGAGAGATCGCAATACCAGCCAATGTTGTGATCACCAGCCCGAAGTACGATCTGGCGATCATCCGATTCGATTATGGTACACAAAATTTTCCTACCGCTATTCTTAGTGGGCGTGGAGAATATTGTCCACAAATTCTGGATGACGTATGGAGCGCGGGGTATCAACTTGGACGTAAATCGCTGCTAACCCAGGGACAGCTAGTGGTAGAACGGTGGGACATTCTGAACGACGGACTTGAGTTCATGGAGACCACCGCGTCGATTATGCCTGGCAGCAGCGGAGGACCAGTATTCGCCCTGGTCAACGGCGACTACAAGGTGATCGGAGTCCAGTTGCGATGGGGAGGGGCTCCGCACCTGGCTTTGTCGCTGCCGATCAAATATTTTTGGACATGGTACGACGAAGCCAGGCTGGCAGAGGTGCTGTGTGTGCCGTAGAATCTACCTGATCGGAGTGAAGATGCGCGGCAGTAAGCATCCACTAGAAATTCTCGATCGGTGCTGCCAAACATTCTACGATAATTATCAAGAATGTTATCGGGCGTGCAAACGACAAGACTACGAGGGTACCAACTATGAGTGCCGACCAATCGCCTTTGTCGCCCAACCAGATCGTAGGACTGCGAGCGTTAGTCCGAAGATCAACCGCCGAGGACTGCTCCGTTAATCGATGCCGAGACCCGGTGGCCATGGTGTATCTTAGCTGGCCTTTGTGCTGGAAGCACTGGCTCAAGCACTGTGCGGCAGAAGCAAGAGCGGAAGAGATGCCAGGAGAGACCGATGCACCACAACCTATTGCGACCAGTGGAGAGACACCTTGATAAACTGGGATGACTATTACATGACGATGGTGCTCTGGATCAGGTCGCGCTCGCCAGATCAATCGACGAAACATGGCTGCATCCTGGTTGCCCAAGACCACTCCCCGATCAGTATGGGTTACAACGGTTACGTTCCCGGCGTTGACCATGACTCGATGCCAAAGGGTAGGCCGGAGAAGTACCTGATCACGCTTCATAGCGAAGACAATGCTTTGTGGCGCGCGAGGCCGAGCGATACCGAGGGTTCTACGCTGTACGTGACCGGAGAGCCATGCTTGCAATGCTGGTGCAAAATCCTTCGAGCCAAAATCTCTCGGGTGGTTACTGGCCAGGTCAAGAATGTTTGCGGCAATATCGGTGGCGATGACCCAGAGGCGTATAAGCTACTAGGACTCATGCTGCTTGGGCGCGACATCGTTATCGAGCGTGGATGGAAACCAAAACTAGAAACAGTCGACGAAGTCAGGGCGATGTTACGCTTGATGGAGGCGATGTGACCGAATACGTTCCCACAGGATTCGCAGACAAAATCTTTCGCGACAGATATGCGATCTCCGAGGATGAAACTTTCGCGCAAGCCTGTCACCGGGTGGCCCTATGCGTTGCCAACGCGGAAACGGGACACGATCGCGGAGAAATGGCAGAAAAGTTCGCCGATCTCCTGGTCCACAATCGATTCTCTCCGGGGGGACGGACATGGCGCGGGGCCGGACGCCCAAGGGGGCAATGCAGCAATTGCTTTGTGCTCGGAGGCAATCTGGACTCACGCGAGGCGTGGGGACAACTCATAAGCGACATCATCGTCATATCTGGTATGGGCGGTGGGGTCGGGGTGAATGTCAGTTCTGTCCGACCGAGGGGGACGGTCATAGTCGGCGCGGGTGGACATTCGACTGGCAGTGTCAGCTTGATGAAAATGACCAACGCTGTCTGTGAAGAATTACGCGGCGGCGGAAACAGACGATCGGCACTCATGCTATGCCTAAATTGTAGGCATCCTGACTTGCTGGAATTTCTGCACGTCAAGCTAGACAGGAAAGAGCTTAACAACGCGAATATCAGTGTTTGTATCGACCAAGGTTTTATTGAAGCCGTACGGTCAGATACTACGATTGATTTGACATGGGCCAACAAGGTCATTAGCACGGTACGCGCCAAGGAGATTTGGGATAAAATTATCGATCACGCAATGCGCAGCGGGGACCCAGGTTTGCTCAACCCAGATCAAATGAATAAATGGTCGCCATACAACTACATAGGAAAGATTGATACCGTTAATCCCTGCTTGACTGGCGACGTTCGATTGCATACAGCCCGTGGGGTGCAAACAATCAAAGAGCTATTCGTTAGCCAACAAAATCCCCAGGTCGCGATAGACACGCGAATCGTCGATGATCCAACAGAGCTTGGACCAGAAGGCGTCTCGCTGCGAGATGCGACACCAGTATTCGAGACGGGGAAACAGCAACCAATCTATAAGCTGACGACAAAGCGTGGCCACACGATTCGTTGTACCGCCAATCATCGATTTCCAACGACCAACGGAGTAAAACAGCTAGACCAGTTGAAGGCCGGAGATACATTGCTTATCCAATCCGGAGAGGGCCACTGGGGAGCGAATGGGGATTACGCGGCTGGCGTCAAGGAGTGGATTGACCGTGACGGCGATAGGTCGGAAGCGATCTGGACGGGGTCTCGGGATTTTGTTCGCGGATATCTCGCAGAGGCGTTCCAAAGATTGGCATCCGTTGCATTAAACTCGCGAGGAGTAAACGTCAGACTGTCGCTCCCACACAATCGGGCGATGAACGACATCCAGTTGCTACTGGGGAATTTCGGAATACCGTCAAGCGTAAATCTGACACGGGCTCGTAGGGGCATATACGAGATACGACTATCACAAGCCGAGTCATATCGATTCAGTATTGCTATTGGATTTTCTGGTGACAAGACGAAGTGCCTTGAGGACATGCTGGACCGTGTTGGTCGCACGAAGATATCGCGCACAGTATTTACCACACGCATCGCGTCGATCGTCCCGGACGGCAAAGAAGATGTGTATTGCCTGACGCAACCAGAAACTCATAGCATTATTGCAAACGGCATAGTGACGATGCAATGCGCCGAAGAACCACTTTTACCGAATGGATCATGTACCCTTGGAAGCATCGTCTTGCCATCGCACATAACGGATGGCGGAAAAGTAGACTGGAATACGCTAGCCGAAACAGTATTACTGGGGGTTAGATTCCTGGACAACGTCCTGGATGTTACCCATTATCCATTGCGTATCATCGAAGAACACTCGCGTGCGATGCGATATATTGGACTCGGCGTAACAGGATTACATGATGCCATGCTGAAGCGGGGAATCAAGTACAGTTCTGCTGAGGCGATAGTGTTCGTTGACAAGGTCTTGAGATTCATCAAAGAACATGCCTATGAGGCAAGTGTTGGATTGGCGATCGAAAAGGGACAGTTCGCCATGCTTGATAGGCAAAAGCATTCGACGACAGAATGGGCCAGAAAATCACTGACTCCGTCACTGCGAAGCAGGATTTTAGAACATGGAATCCGCAACTGCTGCTTACTAACCTCCGCGCCGACCGGAACAACATCGATCGTTTGTGGATGCAGTAGTGGAATAGAGCCGATATTCGCATCCGTGTACAGAAGACGATACAACGTCCAGTCGTCTGAGTCGCACGAAACTGGGCAAGAGATCGTGGTGCATCCATTGCTGGCTCAGTTTATTCGAGATGGGCGCGACACGTCACATTTTGAGAATGCACATTCCATACCGGTAGAGCAACACCTGAAGATACAACTGGCGTGCCAGAAACATGTGGATGCGGCTGTTTCAAAAACGGTCAATGTACCGAGCACATGTACCAACGAAGAGTTGTCCGACCTGCTGCTAGCGTACGTTGGTAAGCTAAAGGGTGTAACAGTATACAAAGATGGCAGCAAGGGAGAATCACCGTACGAAGCGCTTGATCCAGCTTTAGCGTCGCAATACATGGCACAGGGGGCCATCGGTGCTGATTGCAAATCTGGACAATGCGACATTTAGAGAGGATCGTTCGATGGAAGAGAAGCTCATTCAAGAAGCGGCCGAACTAGTCGCCAAGCATGGCACCATAACAAAAGCCGCACGGAAAAGTGGTATACCACGGAAAACGCTTGAGGGACGATTACGAGCCAGCGAAATGCCGACGAGGCCGCACGAAGAACGGACGATAGAACAGGACGTTAAGCTATCAAAGGCCAAGGGCGAGAGCAAGGACCTTCGACGAAAGTACCAGGAACTTCTCGATCGCGTTGGCCAACAGGATCGTGCGATGGCCTCCTTGTTGGAGGCAGACGAGTTACTGGCAAATCGCTTGCCGGGCATCTGGAGAATTCCGGATGACAAGAAAGGGTCAACGTCTACGGCGGTCGCCGTGTTCTCCGATCTGCACTACGAGGAAACCGTTGATCCACGTACAATCAACGGGCTCAACGAATATAATACAAAGATCGCAGCGAAACGCGCACAAGCATTCTTCACCAACGTTATCAAACTGTCGGAGCTTTGTAGGTCAAAATCGACAATCGATACACTTGTTCTGGCGATCCTCGGCGACCTAATCAATGGACATATCCACGAAGAATTCATAGCAACCAACAGCATGTCACCAACGGAAGCGATCCTTGGGTGTATTGACCTAGTCTGCCGGGGTCTGGATACTCTGGTGGCTAGCGGTGGTTTCAAACGGATTGTTGTTCCGACATCCTATGGCAACCACGGTCGGACTACGCTTTATCGACCAGTATCAACGGGCGCTCGTAGCAGCTATGAGTGGATGATGTACAAGATGCTGGAGAAGAAGTACGCCGATCATCCGATAATTAAGTTCGTGGTATCCGATGGTTACTTCAACATGGTAAATGTTTATAATATGACCATTCGTTTCCATCACGGGGACAATGTGCGATACCAGGGGGGAGTTGGCGGTATCACGATCCCGCTCAACAAGGCTATTGCGCAGTGGAACAAAGCTCGTGTTGCCAACCTGGATGTGATCGGACATTATCATCAACGACTAAGTGCAAAAAATTATGTCTGTAACGGTTCTTTGTGCGGATATGGTGCATTCGCCCAGAGCATAAAGGCCGAGTTCGAGCACCCACAGCAGGCGTTTTTCTTACTGCATCCTCGTTATGGCAAGACGCTAGAAGCGCCTATCGTTCTCGATGACACAAAGTAATAGGAGTACGTATGGCAATTGAGTGGAGCGGGACACGTTACAAGAAATTCTTGGAATGCCAGCGCCAATATTGGTTCAACTATTATGGCGCACAAGACGGATGGCGTCCTACCGCGCCGTACGACACGAAGCATATCTATCGACTGAAGAAAATGACAACCGTTCCGATGCTGATCGGAGAGATCGTTCACGGAGCAGCAGAACACTACCTGAAATCTTTTCACGCCACGGATGGTGCGGTACGGCTACCGCAAGCAGAGATAGAAAAGTTTTGCACAGATTGGCTTGAGCGTGTCGCCCGCGAATCGGAGGCTTCTGTTGCTGATGGGCATTGGACGCCGAAGACCACGATCCTGATGGAGCACTACTACCACGAACCACTTGAACGAAGCTACAAGAGTTTGGCTCGCCAGAAAATAGCTAGATTAGTCGATGCCCTAGTCGGCATGGATTTCTTCGCTAACCCCGCGCCGACGCGCAAATGGCTGACCATGGAAGATTTCAACAAGTTCAGCCTTTCTAGTGGCGAGCGAATCATCGTCAAGATGGACTGGAGTTATAGGACCAGCGACGGAAAAGTCAGAATCATAGACTGGAAAACCGGAAAGACAGAGAGTGCATTGACAGATCAACTCGTGGTTTACGCAATGTACGCGCTCAAGCAGGGGTGGGCGCATAAGCCAGAGGATATAGTGGTATCTCCGGTATTTTTACAAGATAGGGAGGCGATTGATTTTGCCGTCACAATGAACGCGATGCTGGCGCAGGCTTCAGCCATTCGTACTAACGTAGCGGAATTGCAAGAGAAAGACGCGCACGCAGACGACCGCAATCAATGGCCCACGCATGTAGGATGGGCGTGTAAGCGCTGCCCATTTCGCGAAATCTGTCAAAATACGACGGCGTCCTAGTTATAGTAGTGTGGGAAGTGGAGCGCTTGATGTCCGCAATCGACCCAGAAACTCTGTATGTAGTTTTTACTGACGGCGGTACGAAACAAAAGACGATGGCCTTTGGTTTTTTGGTATATGACAGCAACGATCCCACACAGATAATCTATGGGCGTAGTGGATTGTGCGGGAATGGGACTTCTAATGATGCTGAATACGCGGCGCTTCGTATAGCCGTCAAGTCTTGCAAGGCCGTCGGGATGAAGCGACTTTGGTGCTACACAGACAGCAAGATAATGGCACAACATGCCAGTGGGAAATGGGAAGTCAAGGATGCGCAGATGTCGATCGTCATGGATGACATCCTGGACTTGAGTAGATCGTTCTCCGAATTCAAAGTTATCTGGATTCGTCGGCACCACAACAAGCTGGCCGACGCTTTGGTTAGGAGCGTTTTCGTCAACAAGAGGATTCACAATGAGCCGAAGATTTTGCAGAACAACGTTGATCCTATTGTGCGTGGTCGCAGGATGCGTCGAGAAGGACGCATTTAATAGCCACTTGGGTGCCCTCGAAGACTCTTTGAAGGCTACGGTTGACGTGCAGCAAAAGCAGCAGAACGAAATAAGCACACAAGCAGAACGCATAGATAAGGTGGAGAACAACGTCGAACAGAGCATCAAGATGGTGCAAGATGTGACCGCCGGGCGTGATTCGATCATCTATGGCGGCGCTGGTTGGGTCGTCGCTGGAGCCGGTGTGGTAGCGTTGTTGTTCCTCGGGGCCGGAGTAGCGATGTTTTACCTTGTCCTACAACGAACCAAACTGTTGAATCTCGTGACCACGGCAGTATCCAAAGCAACACCAGAAGCACAAGTGTCTGTGAAAGACAATGTAAAACTTTTGGCTAGCGATGGACTGACCAAGGTTCTCAAGGGATATTTGACCAAGAGAGGAACGGAGGTGTAAGGTGCCCAGCTACGATTACCGTTGCAAGAAATGTCATGCAAAGATGGAAATATTCCAGTCGATAAAGGACGAGCCATTGGTGCTGTGTCCAGACTGCGGTCGCAAGACCTTGGTGCGTGGCATAGGGACTGGAACTGCGGCGTTTGTGAAAGATACAAAAAATCCATGCAGTGGGTCATTAAAGAATGCCACAGATAACAGTTCTAATTGACAGAAATGGCACACCACATCGTCGCTGTTCGGTGACAGCGCCGAAGCAGCGAATGATCGCTGCGAAGTTTTCGCCAAGCGCGACGTACGTTCTAATGACGGACGAGCATAAACTGTGCGACTTCGCGGGGACAACGCGGGCGCACTGTTGGTTGCAGAACACCAGCAACGAATGTTTCACGCAGTACGTTACCTACCTAAAGACCAGGGACTCATCGCACCTAGCGATCGCACAAGGAGCACACAAGAGATGGCGAAACGAACAAAGACGGTAAACAGACTTTTTTCCGAGCTTGTCTCGGAATGGTGCAGTATCTACTGCCCAAAGGTGTCCGCATCGGCGAAGCAGCGATTAACAGTCGCGATCTCCGAGGCACATGAGGCTGCTAATCAGAACCGAACGGGATGTGTACACAAGATCACTACGGCGCGTAATCCGTATCATAGCAAAACGACGGGCGTGACAGTAATGTTGCCGGAGTAGGCAAAGAAAGAAGGGAAGACTATGCACCTCGAAATCATGATGGCAGATGGAACGATCCTGACGACGGAAAGCGATAAGTTTGGGCAAGTTTGGCGAGAGGCCAAGTCTCGCGTGGATGGTGGAGCGGTGATCGAGCGGCTCAGGCTCACCGGGATGGGACAGCGCGCCGATATCGTTACGCCGTCTGGTGCGAAAGGATATTTCGCTATGCAGAAACATCTTCTCGCGTACCCGGAGGGAATCCAGACGGGCTTTATCGGTGTGGGTTTTTATGACGGCAACAAGGTGTCTGTCGTGTGGGCAAGCCTGCCGGATGGCGAATCGGTCCAGACAGAAGATCGCGACGTAGCGACAGCCGGGTTTGGGCTGATTCAAAATGCCTAACGGAGAATGTTATGGCAGAGTTCTTGGACTTTTATGGCGACATCACAGGACTTAGGCACGAAGCGCTCGTGAATACCGTCAACTGCGTCGGAATTATGGGGAAAGGTGTGGCCCTTAGTTTCAGGGAAAAGTTTCGCGACAATTACGACGCCTACAAGATCGCCTGCCAACAAAAGACAGTGAAGACCGGGCGCATGTTCGTGTTCAGGACTTGCACAAGTGCGCCCCCACGATACATCATCAACTTCCCGACAAAGCAGGACTGGCGCAATCCGTCGCACATCAGCTACATCGACACAGGGCTATGGGACCTTGCCAGGACTATCGTGTTGCTCGGCGTGCGATCCATCGCGATTCCAAGACTAGGCTGCGGCTGCGGTGGGCTCGACTGGGGGGAAGTGTGGCCTAAAATCTATTGGGCACTCTATCCGATCAACTGTCTGAAGGAGGTAATGGTATGCCATCCGCTAGCGTAGCGAAACTCGGCAAGATTTATTCTTCACCAACTACCCCAGGATTGAAGGTGTCGTTTCAGTCGTACATCATTGAGCGATTGTGCCTGAACATTTTTCCGCGATTGGAACCGTACTTCTGGCGAGACAAAACGCGATGGGGACACAAGTTCATCATGGAACTGCGTGGTGTGAACACGGCGCTAAAAGCCATCACGGATTGGCATACCGATTCGTCGAAGCGTGCGGCTATCGTTCGTGGCATCGTACAGTTGCGCCTTACGACACTGGCGGCAACGGAAGAACGCACCAGACTTCTGGAGTCGTTTGATTCATTGTGGAATACCGTCAAAAGCGGTACGCATGGCGTTATAATGACAGAGGAAGAGAAGGTTGCATATACTCGAAACAATGCAACACTCAGCCGTCCACTAGAAGGAGGTCTCTTTGAAAGACTCAACCAAACAAGCACCACTCTCCCTTGATGATTATCTTGCAAAGCAATACGGCGGCGGGTTGATCCAGACAGCGGCCGAACACGCAAGCAAACCTCAAAAGATAATCAAGACCTCCCTGTCGCTAGACATAGCACTGAACGGTGGCATTCCAGAAGGCGATATCGTTCTGCTTACGGGAAAAGCTAAGCTGGGAAAAACCACGCTGGCACTAACCATACTGCGCAACGCACATCTTCAGTACGATAAGCCGATCTATTACATTGACATCGAAAGGCGCGGAGTTGAAAACGTTGCCAAGACTATACCCGGCTTCCCAATGGAAGCACTCAAAATCGTGCGATCGACCAACGAGCATATCATGGAGGCACACGAGTATTTGGACGTGGTAGAACGTCTCGCGAAAACGATACCAGGATGCGTTATCGTGCTCGACAGCTTATCGATGATGAGCACTGCGACCGAGATCGCAGAGAACATGGGGACGAATAAGGATATGGCGGGTGTCCCTAAGCTCATGGCCTCTTTCATGCGTCGCATGATCCAGATCATCGACAGCAACAATTGTATTCTTATCTGTTTGTCACAGCTACAGACGAATCGTGACCCGGCCAGCCACACCAAGTGGGTCGAGAAAGGTGGGTTGGCAGTACAGTATGCGGCGTCTGTATGGGTTACTACGGACTGGGCGCAAAGATGGCAAGTCGACAAGGGCGGTGACATCCCAGGACATGACATCCACATTACGGTGAAATGCTCTGCGCTTGGCCCACCCTATCGCCCATGTGTGTTGCCGCTTCGTTACGGCTTTGGCATCGACAACACACGAGACGTGATTACACAGGCCGAGAGTCTTGGGATGATTACGCGCGCCGGTGCGTGGTACAAGATAACGGACACCGAGGAAAAAGCACAGGGAATCGATGGTGTATCTGCCCTATTGAAAGAGAAGCCGGAGCTATTGGTCTCGCTTGAGAAGAAGGTGCGAGACATGCTGCTGGCATAGCGGAGATTCTACGATGGTGAAAAGAACATGCGACGTATGTGGTGGTGAGATCGAAGAGGGGAAACTCTTCGTCCATTGGCGCGACAAAGACATTTGCGGGAACTGTGCAGACTCCATAGCCTATCTATGGGGTGGCAATGGCGCGCCATGCGACGACTGCGGGAAGCTATCAAGCGAGCATCCCCATGACGGTTGTAAGTGGACTTGGAATCGTGGCAAGGACGGTTGGGTAAACAAAGACAGGATAACGCAAAATGGAAATCCGCCTATTAAACGGCCAGACAGCCAACCTGCACCTGACGGGACACAAACGCCGATCTACTCCGGGGGAGAGCAAGTCCAGGCTACAATATGACGTAGGCGTTTGGTTGTCGCAGCAATATCCGTGCGACATGATCTATGAAGAGGTGAGGGTCCCGGTCGAGAACTTTGTCTTAGACTTCTTCATCCCTTCGTTGGGTCTTGTGATCGAGGTAAATGGGAGACAGCACGAAACATTTGTTCCGCACTTCCATGGCACGAAGCGAGACTTCGTATTGCAGCAACAGAGAGATAGACGCAAGACAGAGTGGTGCTTGAAGAATGGTTTTGACCTAAGACTGTACACGGCAAAGGACATTGCTGATGGAAAATCTTGATGACAGAATCACAAACTTCAAGGCGGAGATCGACAAATGGGAGACGAGTATACTCCGGTCTCCGAACGTCGATTTCGGTGTGCTCGAAAAGATTCTGGGGTTGGGAGTTGACGAACTCAATCAGCTAGACGCTTCCCGCGCTGCATCGTACGCATATCTGTTGTCGCAATACGGCATGACAGTACAGTACGAGACGAATCGACTCAGGGCTTTCTTGGGATGGGCTCGCAAGATTATGCCGACCACATACATGACCGACAAGACGCGACTATCCAAGATGATGACAAGCGCAGAATACAAGGTAGAAAAAACTGTCGACCTCTCCAGGCGGATCGACTCAATGTCGTACGCTATGCAGTTGATCGCGAAAACAAGGCAATAGGAGAAATAAATGGGAACAAACATTAGGGCGGTATTGGAACAAGCCTTCTACAGACAGGACTGGGTTCCAGTTGTCCACGTCATTGAGGCACTAAAGGCGGTTGAATCGTTGTTTGGGGATAACACGCAAGAGCAATCCGATATGCCAGTTGCCTGTGCGCAAAGCACAAAGGAATGCCAGTGTTCCGGTGGCCCAGGAAAACTGAGCGGAAATTGCCAGATCAAGATGTGTGGGCACGAGGTAGAGGAACTTCCGATCTCCTCGACTGCTCCCAACATTTTCGGAGTGAAGATGACGCTCGTTAGCGATCCAGCGGATGACGCCGAACGTGCCAAGAACGAAGAACGATCACGGCGAACCATAAAGGAGAAAAGATCGTCGCCCCAGAAATATTCTGTGAAATGCGCAACCTGCGCGCTGTCGTTTGATGTTGCGGAGAGACCCCCCGCAGACTTGGGCGTGTATTGTAGCACCTGCGTCCGAAAGGCAAGAACTAACCGCGTTCCGTAACGAAGAATGGCCATGATGGATAACGAACCCGAAATCTGGAAGACCGTTGTTGGCTACGAAGGAACGTATGAATTATCGAGCGCCTGGAGAGTGCGCCGAATCGCTGGTGGGCAGGGGGCTCGGCCCGGCAGGATATTGAAGCAATTCCTTGACAATCACGGTTATCTGCGAGTGAATTTGTGCCGTCGCGGGGAAAAAACCAGTTGCCTAATACACCGCTTGATAGCCGATGCTTTCCTACCGACGAGAGGTCCAACGGACATGGTAGTCCGGCACTTAAATGATGATCCGACAGACAACCGCATTGAAAATCTGGCATGGGGTACGTACTCCGACAATGGGCAAGATGCAACGCGCAACTGCAAATGGAACCTACGCGAAGGGACCGCGAACGGGAGAGCAAAGTTGACAGAAGATATTGTGAGAGAGATTCGTCGGCTTTACGCGACCGGAGAATTCTCGCAACGGGAGCTTGGTTTGAAATTCGGAGTGAGTCAGTACACAATCTGTCAGATCGTCCGACGGGAAACGTGGCAATACGTATGACAAATACCAGCAGTACCAAAGATAGGACAAAGCCGCACAACGTCGGCGCTGAGCGAGCGGTCCTAGCGGGTATCATCCGCCATGGAAGCGCACTGCTCATGGACCTGTCGGAACTTTTGACAGCAAACGACTTTAGCCACCCAACACTTTCCAAGATATTCACGGTCCTGAGACACATGGGGATCGATAAAGAGTACACGCTCTTCGAGACACCAACGATCATGGCGTCAATCTCGCAACTGGGAATCTCTTTTGACGGCAAGCCAGAACAAATCGAAGAACTCATCGACGGGATGAGAGAAAATGCCCCCGGTGTTGAATCTACTCGCGAGCTAGCATCGGTCGTCGCTAAGCTCAGTATCGCGCGAAAGGCAGTTCATACTGCCCAGAACATAGCAACCATGATGGCTGGGGTTACGGGCGACGAAAGCATCGACACGATTCTAAGCACCATCGAAAATCCCGTGTTCGATTTGTCGAACAATATCATCAACACTGGCTCCGACCTGGTACAAATGGGCGCGGGGCTGGAATTTCTCGCCCACGATCTAGCGGCAGCCAAGAAGGACATAGCTGGATTACCGACTGGGTTCCCGAACTGGGACATTGCAATAGGCGGAGGGATGCGCCCAGGCACGGTGAACGTGGTTGGAGCCAGACCAAAAGTTGGCAAGAGTACGCTAGCCATCAATATCGGCTATAACCTTGCTTTGGCTGGCGTGCCGGTACTATATCTCGACACGGAATTGACGACACGCTACCAACAATGCAAGCTGATCTCCAGACATGCGAACGTAGATATGACGACCCTTGAGTGCGGTAATTTCGACCCGGACTCTTTGTCGCATGTGTACGAAGAATTGCGTGATATTCCACTATCGCACCAAAGCATAGCCGGATGTTCTGTGTATAGCGTTTTGTCGATCGCGCGGAGATGGCTACTGAAAACGGTGGGGAGAGATTCAAGCGGGCATGTGAAACCGTGCCTGATAATCTATGACTATCTGAAGCTCATGGACGCCACCGATCTGCGCGGCGACATGAAGGAATACCAGGTGCTCGGCTTCATCATGACTCAGTTGCACAACTTTGCGCTGAGGTGGGACCTGCCAATCCTGCTGACCGTGCAGCTAAACCGCGATGGGCTAGGGCGTGAGGGCGGCGACGTGCTCTCTGGCTCGGACCGTATCTTGTGGTTATGCTCAAGCTCGACGTTGCTGAAACGAAAGAGCCCAGATGAACTTATGGAGGATTCGATATCGAACGGTGGCCACAAATTGGTAGTGACCGATACGAGATACGGCCCCGGAATGATGACTAGCGAATACATCAACGTTCAGACAAACCTAGCAATTGCCAAGATGGTAGAGGGCGCTCCGTTTTACCATACCACCAATTCTGTCGTAATAGATAATGCTCAGATTGCCGATCAGCCATGAGGTGACTTGTGCGAGCACACTTTCCGGGATTGCTTCGTCACTGCGACGTAACCTGCGGAGGGGGCTGGAGGTCGACGGTTTGGACCATGCTAACCGAATCGTTGGCAGCATCTGCCGATGTAAGATTCATGGAGATTAGTACCAAATACGGAGGATTGTACGTGACGACATATTACGTGCCAGATCACGCAAGGGACGGGGTACTGGCGGCGATCCAAAAGGCAATTCAAACGTGTTCAATAACCTGCGAGGTATGTGGAAATGGCGGACATCTTGGTGGATACATCGACACAAAAGTGCGTTGCGACAAATGCACGGACGCTCGACTGCCGAGTTGTTCAGGAAGCTGCTATCCATAGGGTGCGAGATATATTCCGTGCCCTGAATATAGAGTTCGCAGAATCAGACGGATATCTCCGTGCCGCCTGCCCAATTCATCAGGGGGCGAACGACAGGGGGATGTACTGGGTATTCCGTACTGGACACTGGAAGTGCCTGACGCAACATTGTGAATGCGACCAGATTACCGGGCCATCCAGCAGCATCTTCGGGCTAGTGCGCGGGACACTCTCGATTCGTACTGGCAAGGACATGTCGTTCAACGACGCTATCGAGACCGTGGCTGGCATCCTGGGGTTATCGGACGGGATGCTGCCAGAGTTTTCGTCCGTGGTCGATCTCACACCGCGAAGGCGCAAAGTGTCGACAAAATTGTTACCAGTGCTGAGAGACGTGCTGAAATTCCTGCGGCAAGACGATGTCTATTACCCGTTCCGTGGAGTACCGATTGAGATTATCAGAAAATATCACATATCATATTGCGACAACCCGGCAAAGCCGATGTACAACCGAGCGTTCTTTCCGGTCCTCGACGAGAACGGGGAGTACGTGATGGGATGGAGCGGACGCATCGTATTCGAGCAATGCCAGCAATGCAAACACTACCATCATCCACAGGATAGTTGCGACAACTGTTGGACCACAAAGGCTAAGTGGTTTCACTCGTCGAACTTCAAGTCT